AAAATGCCCCCGCAATGGCCAGCATACCCACAATCGCCACCACGTAGATACCCACCACGCTCAAGGTGATATTGCCCCAGCGCACCGTAAAGCCGCCGCTTGTGCCGTGCTTGCCACTGTCGTTTGCCATGCTACCTCGGGATGAGGATGCGGTTAGCGCGGGCCTTCGCCTCATCGGCTGCCCGCTGTCCGGCAGGGGAGGCTGCCCCTGGCGTGCGTTTCACCACCCGCTCGATGCGCTTGGCCGCGACTTTGGCCGCCAGCTCAGGACGCTCACGGAGCAGCTCAGCTTGCGCCACTTTGTCATAGGCGTCAAAGGCCTGGCGGATGATGATCTCCCGGCCGCTTTGCGGACCGGGCGCTGACTCCGCATAGCGCGTCGAGTTCACGTGTTCGAGCAGCTTTTCCTTGAGCGTCTTGCCGCCGTTCGAGAGAATCCCCTGCTCCGTAAGTCTGATGCCGGTACGCAGCACCTCCAAGCGGTCCAGTTCGTCGGGCTCAAGCTTCACCGTCTCAATGCTGTCTTGGGGGTGGAGGCCGATGCCGGAGAGCTTGTCCCTCCAAATGGCTTCATAGATGCGCTCGGTATCCGGGTCGTGCCCTGGCATCCCAGGGATAACCGGGTTGGTGATATCGGCTATGAGCGCCAGCATACCGTGCAAAGGGTCTGAGGCATCAGGCACCCTAAAAACGCTTTCTTTGGCTGCGAAGTTCCCGGTAATGGGATCGCGCCTCACCTTCATGCCCTCATTCCAGATGGGCACATTGCGCTGAAACCGGTCCATGGCGCTTTTAGCTTCGCGGATGTAACCGTAGAGTTCATCGTCGACACCTTGGGCGATGTTGGGGATAAAGCCGCTCGCAATGTCGGCGAGCATGCGTCCAAACTTCTCGCCAGAGGGGTCCATCATGGTGTCGATGAGATTGTTCATGCCCGTAAGCGAGCTTTTCTGCGCCACCAGGCCGTTGTACATGGCGCCGACGCGCTCAACAGCTTCGGCTGCAGACGCGGGCAAAAGGTTCTTGTTGTCGCGCACATCGTCGAGCAAATAAGGTGTGGCGCCTACGAGATCGCTTATAGCTGTGATGGCTGTGGCGTAGGGCTCGATAAGATTGGAGAGGCTATACCATGTCTTTGGCCGCCCCGTGCCGTCATCGCCAACCCCAATGGCGCCCGAGGGAATCTGAGAAGCCCGCTGTGCCTCTCTGAGCGTCTTATTGCGGCTCGCTGATGGGGTTATGCGCCCATGTGAAGCCATGTACCACACCACCCCCGCTAGGCCCATGCCGACAGCCTGCTTAGCCGCTAGAATCTCTCTCTCTGCCAAGGTGCCCCTTCGGATGGTTTCCCAGGCATCGCGGTTGGCCAGACCTATGACCGGGACGCGCTGCATGCCCTGGCTGATAGCGCGACTCGGCGTGGCGATAAACGTGAACGGAAAGCGCAAGACCGGAATCTTATCCACAAAGGCCAGCATCGCACTGGCCACAGCGCCAGGCTTGTCCCGAAACGTTGCCATGGCCCCAAAGGCCTCAGTTGCCTCGCGGATGTGTTTAGGTGGCTCGGCGATGATGCTTTGATACGTCTGCCCAGCTAGGTCCGCCGCTTCCTTGCGCGTGCTCCCTGACTGCCTGGCTACCGTGCTCACTTCCCGCGCTTTGCGGTAGGCCAGAGCGTGAAGCTGTGTTTCTTCGGCCATGCTCCACGCCGCCGCATCTGCCACATTCATGATGCGACTCGGCAGACGCACCTGTCTGCCCGCAAAGTTCACCAGTTTGCCCAGGGCGCCATCCGGGTCGAGGCCGTAGTTGACCGCTGTAATGGCTTTAGGCCGCTCGCTATGCGTCACGGTGTAGACCGAGTTACCGAGCTGCTCGGTGTAGGTCGGATCTTCCCGCCAGGCTGCCGACATCATCGAGAGCGTCTTTTTCTTGAGCATAAACTGGCCGTGGAACATCTCGCGCATTTCGCCCAGGCCTACGCCTTTGCCGTTGTGGCCAGCGAACATCTGTACCGGGATGTCGATGAGGCCTGCAACGCCGCGCTCGGCAATGAGGCCCTCAAGAAAAACAAAATTGCTGGTCAAGTTTTTGACGAACGTCGTGGGCTTAGACGTGAGCGCGTTGGCGTACCACTCCAGCATACTGTCCAGTACCGGGCGCTTGGTCTTCTGAGATGCGGCGCTCACTTGATTGAGGAAGCTGGCTGCCTGCTCGGGCTCGGTGAATGACGCCAGCATCTTGGCCGCAATGTCCATGCGTCCGGTCGCCTGTACTTCCGCCAGGGTTTCCTGTGTCGTCCGTACCAGCGCGTTCGCCTTCACGTCGGCTTCCTGGTACCAGCGCACGACACGTCCCGCCTCGCGCCCGGCGCCCATGAGGCGCGAATCGATGAGCCCAAAATCCTTGTAGGCCTGGTGAAACACGTCACCGGTATAAAGGCTTGGGTTCGCCGTGTGGGCAATGGCCGCTTGCCTTGCCCGCTCGGCGGCGTCGACGCGCATCTGCCCCAAGGCGGCGACCACGGTATCGCTCCGGGCCTCGCCCGGTACCATGGCCTCGACGTCTTCCATGGTGATGCCGAGGTTCTTCGCCTCGTTGGCGACGTCGGCAATGTGGCGCACATCGCCACGCCTAAAGCGCTCGATCTCGGCCGCGTAATCAAAGCTGAGAGATGAAAGCTTTTCATCTAGGGTAAACGGGGTAACGCGGCTCCCAGGGGTGGGAAGGGGCTGGGGCCTTTGGAAGGGTGTCGGGCTATCTGGCGGCGGCAAGGGCACCTCTACCCGGGCTTGGATCTCAGCCTCCCTCGCGGTCGCCGCTGTCGCGGGTGCAGTGGGTGCAGTGGGTGCAGTGGGTGCAGTGGGTGCAATGGGTGCAGGCCTGGGCTCTCTGGCCCCAGGCGTGGGAAGAGGAGCCGCCGTCTCTGCCCCTGCCTCTGCGGTCGGCACCGACGCCCCTGGCTTGGCCCCAGGAGCTATGGGCTCGGGGCCGGGTGTCGGTCTCACGGATACAGATGAAGGCAGAGACTCAGCGGCCTCCGGTGCGAGCGATTGTAACTCCTCCTGCGCCCCCTGCCTAGCCGCAACCGTAGACGCGTTCTTTTCCACGCCATACCACAAGGCCCCGGTTTCATCGGCTAGGATGCTCGTGGGTACCTTGCCGCCTATCGACTGGCGCACGGCATCAAAGCTGTTCGTGAGCGACTGGATCGTGGCTTTAGGATTACTGCCAATCTCGATCATGCCCCCCATGACCAAGTCCTCAATCACGAACTTGGTCCGGCGCAGCATCTCGCCGTCATTGGGGTCTGATTTCAAGAATTGCAGGATAGGACCGAGAACCGGCGTGTCTTTAAGTCCTGGCGCCACGCTGGTGATAAAGGTCGAGAGCGTTTCGTCATCAGGCTTGTGAATGGCAAAGGCGCCTAGCGCTGACGTCGCGGTTGCGGCCATCTTGGCCGAAGCCCCGATACCCATCATGGCGGCGCGGCCGGGAAAAAAGAAGGAGGCAAACTGGACCAGCCCGCGGCCGATCTTCTCAGCCGTGTCTTTGGGATCGGGTGGCTTCACCGCTTCCGCCGCTTGCCCCAGTAAGGTGGGCTCCCCGCCCTCTGGCGTACTGACGCCCGCTGCCTGTGCTAGCTTGTCGGCGCCTTCGAGCACACCTGAGAGCATGTCGCCCGCGCCGCCTACGACCACGCGGCCCGCCGCTTTGACGACATCCTCTTTATTCCCGAACTGTGTCGCTTTATCGATGGCGCCAAGGACGGAAACAACCCCCTCGCCTAGGGCGCCTTTGTCTGCAACCTGCGTCGCTTTATCGATGGCGCCAAGGACGGAGACAACCCCCTGAGCCAGGCCGGAGGCGCCTGCTTGCGCAACCACTGGGGCCTTGAGGTTCTCAAGGCGGGCCGTCCAACCGGGAAGACTTGCCCCGTAGCGCTCGGGATTGGCCTTCGCCAGGCGTTCATACTCGCCTCTGCGCATCTCAATGAGATCGTCCGCAGAGGCGCCCGCCTTGGCCTTGGCGACAAGTTCGCTAGCGAACTTTGAACGGTGATTGACGACCCCGTCCATGACCACGGTCTGCGCCGCTTCGGGAAGGTCACCGACGCCGTATTTGTCCCAAAACTCACGCTTGTAGAACTGCTTGGCGTACTCTTTTCCCGCCGCTTCGCCCTCTGTGTCCGTGAGGCGCTTGGCTTCATTAAAGGCTTCAGGGTGCCAGCGCTGGTTAATCCCGTAAATCGCCCCGCCGCCGGAGCTCCCGTCCTTGGCGACAAAGCCGCCCTCGTTCTTCTCCACCATGGCGTAGGCTGTGTCAAAGCCCGCCGCTTTCGGGGGTGCCTCGGGTGCAACCATTTTCCCGATGGTCTCGGGCGTGATCGCTTGGTCAACCGAGTGCAGCACATCCGTGACGCCGCCGGCAACGGCCTTGCCTGCACTCTGAATCCACTGCCCCCACTTGGAATTCATGGCGGCGTCAACCCACGAATCCTGCGCGTTCGGGTTGTACGTCTTGCCTGCCGCTGCATGGTCCCACTCGGGATGGACGATGTCGATGTAGTCAATCGGCTCTTCCATGGCCGCGATGCGAGCGGCCGAGCGCTGGAGGTCTCTGGGATCGGCGCCCGGCTCCTGCGCGGCAAACTGCGTCTGCATTTCCGTCTCGCGTTTGGCCGCAATCTGGGCGCGGTCGCGGTCGGCTTCGTCCTGAAGACCTCTTAAAAACTGCTCCGTCTGATCGTCCGGGCGGTTTAAGAGAGCGAGAACGGGATCATCCCGCATCATGCCCTCGTTTTCGTCGAGCTCGCCCTGTACGGTTTCGTCGTAGGGGACGCGGTCATTTGGCCCCAGGCGCAGGTTGGTTGCCACTTTGCTCGTCACTCCATAAGTAATCTTTGAGGCGCTGGAGATAGCCGCCTATCCCCTGGCTCTTGGCCTTGCGTTCAATCTCCTTGCGCTGCGCCTCGGTCATGGTTTTCCAGTTCTCTTGGAGCCGCCCTTTGCCTTCAGTTGGCGGAGACGTCTGGCTCTTAGGACGGGTAGGCGCAGACGATTCAGGCGTCACCCCTTGCTGCGCCGGTACGCCTGCGGGCATTTGCTGCTTGCCAGGCTCAGCGGGTTGCAAGGCTTGGAGCTGGCGGTCCCGAAAGGCGATGAACGCCGCCAGTTGGTTGCGCTGCCCCTCGGTGATGCGCCCCGCCTTGTACTCGTTTTGCAGGCCCTGCACGGTCGTAATACCAAGGCCGATGGACTTATTAAAGAGGTCGGGGTTGCCCTGAGCAAAGAGCCTGTCTACCACCTTGACGTTTTGGAGAAGCAGGCCGTCGGTAAAGATGCGGACGTCGTCCTCTGTGGCATCCGGGTTCTGCTCGCCGTAGCGCAGAATTTGCCGCTGCATGTTGCTGGCAATCTTGGCGTCATCGGCACTGAGCCCGAGCTGGAGGCCCAAGCCCGGCAGCTCTTGTGCCTCTTGCACAAAGGTCTTCGCTCGGTTAATCGACTCATGAATGACATCCTTGCGCACGCGCTCGCGGTCTGAGCCTTGCTGCTTAATGCCGTCCATGGCCGTGGTGACAAAGGTCTTGTAGTCGCTGTCGTTGAGGCTTGCCCGGTGCCCGGCGGCGGCATCGATGACGTCTTGCTGCGTTTTGAGGTGCGACTGCCGGGCCCCCGCGAGCTTGGCATCCGTGAGGGCTTGCGCCAGCACTTCGGGGTCGCTGTCCTTGCGCCTACCCCCTCCGTCCGCTGCCATGTTCAGGAGCTTTTCGGAGTGCTGGAGGTAAGACCCCGTATCGACGATGCGTTCCTGCCTAAGCGCCTTGAGCTGCGTCAGCGCGTCTTTGAGGTTGCCGCCCGTAATGGCCGTGTCGTAGACCGCTTGCAGGCCTTCTTCTTCTCTCTGCTTCCTCTGCTGATCCGCCAGGGTCCGCCTTCGCGTGTCTTCCGAGAGGATATACGACATATGCGAGTTGAGCGCGTTTGTCTGCGCCACCTTCTCACTCGGCATGAGTGAGGATCCCTCGATGTTTTCATAGAGCTGGGCAATGAGCGGGTGTGGCGTGTCCATCGTGACGGCACCGATGCGCTGTGTGATGGACTCGTTAACCAGGTCTTGCCCGAGGCCTATCTGGAATTTCTCTTCCTGCTCAGCCGTAATAAAGCCGTTTTCACGGAGAAATTCCATGCGGCCCAGCATCGAGTCGTGGATTTTGTTACGCTCTGCATCAGTCGGTGCTTTAAAGAACTCCTTTTTTTTGACATCCACGAATTCCTCTGCGCCCGCGACCGCTTCGTCGCGAATACGCGAGGTCTTTTCGTGTCGGATGCCGGGCATCGTTTGGGCGGCAAAGGATTCATACTCATAAGCCGCATTCTCCCGTGTGGTGTCGTCGTAGTTGCTCAGTTGCTGCCCGAGACTCTTGTAATGCTTGCTCAGAATTTCCCCCACCTTGGTGGGGATGTTCTCCGGTGCCGTAAAGCTATCGCTCCCAGGCGAGGCCATGTAAATGTCAATCTCTTCCTGGGCGGCCTGTTTTGCCTGAGAGAGCCAGTGCTGAGACCGGGTCTCTCTCAGGACGTCGGCTTCTCGCCGCATGATTTCGAGCTGTTGGCTCATCTGAGCAAAAGCCTGGCCTGACTGCCTAAAGCCCTGCTGCGAAGCCTGCTGAGCATCTGAAGCCAAGGCCCCGGCGCTCTGGGCGGCTATTTGGCTCTCGGCCGCACCCGCCCCAGGTGTGGCCCCAGGGGTGGGACGGCGGGGCAGATACTGCGGAAAGAACACGTCAGCCATAGCTAGAGCCCTAACGGACTGTTGGTATTAATCGGGGTGAAGTACGACGTGTCAGGCGCGCTTGGGCGCAAGAGGCCGAGCGTGTAGGAATTTCCTGAAGGGCTAGGGGCCGCGCTATAGCTGGACACGGCTCCGGCACTTCTCGGTCTGAGCAGGCTTAGCATATTGCTTAAGTTGCTGCCCCCGAACAGACCGCCTACAAGAGAGCCTACGAACTGCTGATTGGCCTGTCTCTGAATGTTGTTGGCCTGCGCATTGGCGCCCTCAAGCAGACGCTGCTGGCCCCGGCGTGCCGCACTCATGCCGATACGGGCCTTGTACATCCCTAACTCGGCCTCGGTTTCCATGCCCCAGGCGATGTACTCGCCCTGGTACTTCTCCGAGATGGCCGCCAGTTCCCCCTCGTAGGCTTGATCGGCTAGGTCCATGATCATGCCAGGGTCTGAGGTCTCAGTACCCTGCGCTGCTGCTTGCGTGCGGGCACTCCCCATCTGCTTGCGCGTCTGCGCCCTCACGATGTTGGCGCGCATGGTGCCAATATCTTGGGCCTGCTGGGCCTCTAGGAGCGTCTGAGAGGCCGTGTAATCCGCCATCACCAGGTTATCCATGGCTTCTTGGCGCATGCTGTAGGCCTGGATTTCGGCTTGGCGCTTGACGGCTCTACCCGCATAGGTCGCCTGTTTCCTGGCGTAGACGGCCTGCATGATGCCCGTAGCCGCTGAGCCTAAGGTCCCTCCGACTTGCAGGCCAGTCGAGATCGCACTAAAGGTTGCGGCGCTAAACATGGTATCTCCACACCATCTGCACCATGGGGATTTGGTGTTCGTTCAGTTCGACACCGACATGGGTAAAGCCCATTTCTTCTAGCCACTGGACGGCGGGATTCCAGGCCTGGCGCACCTGTGCCCGCACCATCGTATAGCCGTGGACACTGGCACAGTGAAACAGGCCGTCTTGGCAGGCCTTGGTAAAGAAGGCGACGTGCCTGAGCATCTGCCGTGACGTGACGGCCCATGCCTCCGCGACGTGGAGGCCGAGGGGTAGGAGTCCAGCCGCCCCCCAGGGTACGGTTTCACGCTCGCAGATAATGCCTGGCCCGCCGCCCGCTTCGATGGCGTCCGCCAGGCGCGCCATCGTCACTTGCTCGTTAAACAGCGGGTATTCCCGCCGGGGTTTAATACGCAAAAAGGCCTCGCGGTTCCATAAAATCACCCGGTTCACTGCGCCGGCTCGCTCACGTAAACGGTCCGCACAATTTCTTTAATCAGGCAGGGCGAGGCGCTGTCGTGAATGATACTCACGGAGCCGTCGGATTCCGCCCCTTCAAGGCCCATGACCTTGAACGTCTCCACCCCGCTAAAGAGCGGCGCCGGGGTATCGAAGTTGCCGCCGCCGGTGCGGTAAGACGACTCATCGTCGATGGTCTGCCCGTCCTGCGAGATCTTGAGATCACAGGTGTCCGACATCTTGACGTAGATCGTCCCCAGTGACACCTGCGTAGCGGCGTTAATGGCGTCGGGCTGCCCCTTGAGCGTCGGTTTGAGGAGCGTCACGAGCGAACGCAGGCGCAGGCCCACTTCACCCCGTGAGAAGTGAATGGGCAGACGGATAACCCCGTCTTGGACTTTGAGTCCTTCAAAGAAGATGCCGTCGCAGATGGCCACGACTTCTTCACCTTCCAAGTGGTCGCAAGCAATCGTGTCGGTAGGCGGCCCTTCGTAAGTGGTGGAGCAGTCGGTCGTGGCTGCACCCCAAAAGCCCTGCGTTTCGTCAATGACTTCTAAGTAGCGCACGGTTTGGCCGTTCACGCTGCGCCGGGCGATGATGTAGGTTTCATCGCGCTCTGGCGTGACAATCGTGGTTAAAGCCTCGACCGCCCCCTCTGTCGGCACCCTAGCCCAGGCAAAGACAGATTGCTTGCTCTTAAAGGTGAGGGCGATGAGCGTGTCGTTCTCCAGTAAAACCCACACCATATCCTGCGTCTGGTTGTAGCTCATGTCCCGGATGCCGCTCTCCGTGATGTGCTCGGAGAGCTCGGTTAAATCCTCTGCAGCCAGCCGGTCCACGCGGATGTCAAAGGAGAGGACTAAGAGCCTGCGGCCGCTCCTGTCCACGAACAGCACTAAGCCTTCTTTGGTACGGATAGGCTGGATGGGCTTGGAGCCTGAGGAGCTGGGATCGGAGGCAAAGAAGGACTTGTCTGAGAGCATCGAGTTGGTTCCGCCGGTAACCGAGAATTCGGCGTGTGAGGTTCCGGCTACGAGCGTATTGGCACTGAGGAGCCAGTGGACGGCGTTGGATTCGTGGCTCGCTAGGGTGCGGTGAATGCCGTCATCGTCGCGGCCGATGCCAAAGTAATGGAAGTCACCGGCGGCCGAGCCCAGAATAACCATGGGGTGCCCGTCAGAGCCGGCGGCAAAGAGCCGCTGCTGATGTAGCGCGATCGCTCTCGGGTAGCCGCTCCCCCCGCCCCACATAGGCGCTTGCAGGGTCCAAGCGCCAGCCAGGGTAAAGAAAGGTTTGTCGTCGGTTTCGGCCCCTTGCAAGTCGAGCGCGGAGAGGACCACACCCCAGGCGTTTACCATCGTGTCGACGCGCGTCACGATGATGATGCCGCCCCGCGTGTAGATGTATTTGCCCACGTCGCCAGACGGGTAGCCATTTCCGTGCCAACCCCCTAGGGAGTAATCCCGGCAGTTGATCTGCCCCACCACGCCGGGGTTAAACTGGTTGTTCCTGAACTGGATATACGTCCCGTAGCTGGTCGCCAGGAAGATGATTTCGTGGCTGTTGCCAATGCCGTAGGACGTTTCCCCGAAGACGTCAGAGGCTCTGGAAACGGAGCCGACCTGGCACGATACCGGCCCGTCATGGACGCTGAAGGTGAGCTTGTACCAGGTCTGCGGCGCTGTGGCGATCACCTGTTCAATCCAGGCCATACCGCGCTCGCCACCGGTCAAGCGAAAGCCGCCGATGGCCACCGTTGCCGCACCGGTCGAGCGGATGTTGTAGGCGTCGGTATTTTGGAAGTCGTTGCGCCCGCCCTGCAAGGCATCAATGTGCACATCGGTCTGTGAGGGGACACTCACGACGCGGCCGTTGCTTCCGCCCGTCAGGTTGTAGACCTGGTGGCCAGGCTCGATCCCCAGGGTGAGGAATTGCCCTTGCAGGTCCACCAGGATGGTGGTTTGCGTGGCGCCGTCATGCGTCCCAGCAGCAATCACAGGCCTTGAAAAGTCGGTCCAGTACGTCATGCCCAGTTCACCCGAGGTGTTGCGGATGAGCTGCGGGTTTTGCGGGTTGTCCCCCGTCAGCCACAGTCTCACGGTTTGCCCCACAGGACCGGGCTTTTCCACTGCGAGTCTGGCATTAGGGCTTTTGGTTGTAGCCCACTCGCCATAGTTAAAGTTGGTGCGCTCGAAGCCTTCGAGGACGGAAACGTACACCTGGACAGGGCCTATATACTGGATGATCGAGGCGCGGCCCCGCCCCTTGAGGTCGACGATCTCGCGGCCCACGTCGGCAGGGGTAAAGTCGGGCAGCACCGAATCAAAGCGCGACTGACCGCCGCCCAGGGGCACGATGGCCGCCGGTCCCCACCGTGGCGTATTTTGCTCAAGCGAGGGGACAGGATCGATGCCCGCGAGGACCAGGCTAAAGCCTGTGGCACTGCTGCGGCGCAGCTCATGAAGAGGAAAGGTGCCGTGTGCCAGCCAGCGAATGTCACGGTCTTGGGCGCTCTTAATCTCTTCAGCCTGCGCTGACGTGTAAGGCGTACTGATATCGTGGACAGCGTCCAAGGCCGCCCGGTTGCGGTAGAACCTGAAATAGCCGTTTCCCGCCTCGATGACGTAAGAGTCATGCACCCCGAAGATGAAAGGCAGCAGCGTCGCCCTCTGGCTCATGTCTTTAATCCGAGCAATGAAGCGCGTCCCAAAGCGCTTGCGCAAGGGACCGTGCACCAAGGGCGTAAAGTTCTCCAGGCGCCCCACCGCGGCGTGGTACTTCGAATTCTCGCTATCGTGGCGCGAATCGGCAATGGGCGTCATCTCACCCACGGTGAAGTTGTTTTGCACCACGAAGAGAGTCGGCATTTAGTGGTACCTCGCTGTCAGTAGGCTGTACTGCCACCAGGGCGCTTGGGCGTCCATGTACGCGGCGCTATCGCCCTCGCTCACGTCTTTACCCTTGGCGCCGTCTAGCAGTTCCTTGTAGCGCCCGTAAGCCTGCTCCTGAAGCGTCTGTGACGACCTCATAGGAAAGGCCAAGTAACTCTCCAGGAGGGCCTTCATGCAGGCCGTGAAGTCGGCTGGCCAGATGGCCGGATCCGAGACGTTGCGGGTATAGCGCACGACCACGGGAACGCCAGGTTTCACCATGGTGGCGAGGACGGGCTTCTTGTGGCTGTCCGCTTCGACGCGCCAGGCGTAGAGGACCTCATCGTTTTGGGCATGCGACACGGCATTAATGCGGGCATAGTCGTTTGGCAGTTCGTAGTAGGTCATGAACTCCGAAGGGGGAATTTCGGCCAGCTGGGAGAGCCGCTGCCTGCCGGTCGAAAAATTCCAGGCGTGGGCGGCCAGGACTTCTCTTAAGACCTCGGGGTAGAGCTGGTTGCAGACGCGGGCGCGCTCGTTCGTTTCCGAAAGGTTGATGAGCGGTTTAAAGCCGAGTTTCACCAGCACCGAGTTGCAGATGGAGACCGCAGAGTCGCCCAGCATTACATGGCCTCCCGTGCCATGAGGATAATGTCGAGGGTGAGACCGGTGCCCGCCAGGATGACCGGGCGGTTCCACAGGTCGTTCTCGATGACGTAGACGCGATTAGGCGTGGTGAGATTGATGAGCGAGCCGCCCTGCGTCGTACAGCGAAACCACACCTGAGACGTACTCGATTCCAGGTTGCCCTCAAGGCCAATGGCCCCACTGGTGCCAAAAGACCCCGACACCTGAAAGCCCTTTTCGTTCTTGGTCGCCATGTTGACGGGCTCGAAGGTATCGCCCTCGTGCACGCCTGACCATTTGTAGACCGTCACTTGCCTCGACGTCAGGAGGGCGGTTGCCCTGATCAGTGCCATAGCTTAGTCCTTCTTGCGTCTCTCAATCGGGATGTTGTCGTTGCTGCCCGCTGTGGCTGGGCAGTCGACGCCAGGGGTCCGTACCGTTTGCACCGCTGAGAGCGGGCCGTCAAGGCCGTTAGAGCCGCCCACCTGGTAGCCATAAAAGGTGTCGGTAAGCGGGGTCACGTCGCTCCACTGCCCAAGTGTGGTCGTACCCAGAAGCGAGCCATCACGGTAGACCTTGTAAAGCAGCGTATCGGGCATGAGGGTCCAGGTCATGCCCACACGCAGCGGACACTGACCCGCTTGGGCGCTCACCCCGGTCACTTGTGGCGGCGGGTTGCCGCTTGGACACGGCGGCCCTATAAGAAAACTCACCTCGCCGCTCTTATCCCCCTGCTGCGTGCCGTCATCCGTCGATATACGCCAGTAGAGCGTCGTACTCGCTGGCGCCCCCTGTACCGCGTAGCCCGAGTTTGTGGGCTGCGCCACATCAGCGTAGGGACCGTTCTTAATATTGCCCTGCCAGACGTGATACTTCGAGGCGCCAGGGACGTCGTCCCAGTCGAGAACCACTTGCGCCGGGCAGGTTCCCGCTTCCACTGAGATAAAGCCCGGCGGATCAGGAGGCGGCGGCGTGCACGAGGTCGCAGATGTCGTGACGGTGACGACATCGCTATACGGCCCATACTGCCCGTTATAAGCGGCAATCTGATAGCGGTAAGGTAGAGCAAGGCCTAGACCGCCCTCGGTGTAGGTCGTCTGCGTCGTGGTGCCAATGAGCGCCATGGCGCCGCCGCGCCCGTCATCTCTCTCCAGCTTGTAGGCCCCGGCGCCGCTGACCGCGTCCCAGGAGAGCGACACCTGATCGGGGCACGTCGCCTGTGTACCGGTCACGTTCTCAGGCTCCCCAGGGGGCAGCGGTGGGCACGGATCGGCTAGCGTCTTAATGGAGATGTCAGTACTTCCCAGGCCTTCGATGCCGTTGTCAGCGGTCACTTTGTAGTCATAGAGCTGATCCGGCACGACCTCGGCGTCAACGTAGCTGGCTGACGCAGGCGAGGCGACCACGGTGTACGGACCGCCTAGGGTTTCCGAGCGATAAACGCGATAGAAGCTGGCGTCTGAAACCGGGCTCCAACCCACCAGGACGCGCAGCGGACAGGTCACCTGCCCAATCGCCATGCCCTGCGGCTGTGCCGGTGGCGCCAGAGGGCAGGCTTCGGGGCCGGTGGCAATAGAAGCCTCTGCCGACTTGGCGCCTTCTTTGTCGGTGAATGCACTCACTTGGTACCAGTAAGGCGTCGCCACGGATACGGCGGTGTCGATAAAAGGTGTACCGGCCGTGATGGTTTGCAGGCTGTAAGAGCCGCCCGGCACCTGCGAGCGGTAGACGTAATAGCTCGTGGCGCCCGCGACCGTATTCCAACTGACCGCATTCCTGAGCGGACAGGTGCCTGTGGTGAGCGTAACACCACTGGGCGCTGGAGGCGGCGGTGTCGGGCAGGTCTCAGAAGCCATGGTGATGCTTCTGGGATTGGTCGGCGCGCTCTCCAGAGAGTTGAAAGCGGTTATCTGATAGCTGTAGGGCTGCGACACGGCTACCGAGGTATCGACGTAAGTGGTCGTGGGCACCTCGGTCAGCAGGGCAAAGGGACCGGTACTCGCGGGCGCCCTGTAGATGCGGTAAGCCGTGGCCGAAGCGACGCTGTTCCAGTTAAGGACGGCGCGCAAGGGGCAAGTCTGCGCCGTGGCACTAAACCCCATGGGAATGGTCGGCGTACCAATACACGGCGCTGGGGTACTTGCCGTCTGCACGCCGGTTTGCCCGCCTTCTTTGCCGTTGTAGGCACTCACCTTGTAGCTGTACGGGGTAGAGGCATCGAGGCCTGTTTCCGTATAGGTCGACACCGAGGGACTCGCCACCAGGGTAAAAGGGCCTGTGGGAGAGGGCGAGCGGTAGAGCAGGTAACTGGTGGCTGTGGGCGTATCGGCCCAGTCGAGCACGATCTGGTTCGGACAGGTGCCGGTGGTGGCGGTGAAACCTGTCGGCACCGGCGGCGGATCGCCTGGACAGATAGGCGTGGGCGACGTGGCGCCTACTGGCGTGCTGAAAGGGCCTTCAAAGCCATTGTAAGCCGCCACCTTGTAGGTGTAGGGGACCGCGCCTGCAACGCTGAGATCGTTGTAAAAAGCCGTAGCGACGTCGGCAATCTGCGTGTAAGCCCCGCCGCTTGAGCGCTGTACGCGGTAGCTCGAGGCGCCTGAAACGGGCGTCCAGGCCAGGTTGATCTGAGACGGACATGATAGTGGCGTGGCTGTGAGGCCGGTAACGGTCGCCGGTGCCTTTTGGCCCACGGCTACCGCGGCGCAGCTTTGGTCGCCCTCAATGCCGGTATCTGCCGTCACCACGTAGCTGTAGAGCTGAGCGTTGACAATGGCTGTGTCGGTATAGGTCGTACCTGTGGGGTCGGCAATGAGGGTGTAAGGACCACTGACACTGTTTGCCCGGTAGAGATGATAGGTGGCGCTGGGGACCGCGTCCCAGGAGACGGCAATGCTCCCCAGGCTGGAAACCGCGGTCGTCCTAGCTGGCGGCGGCGGCGCCACGGCCGGGGGTGTACACGTCGCCGATGAGGTAATGGTGCTCCCGGCGCTGGCAGCGCTCGTAAAGCGGCCGTCAATGGTCTGCACGTTGTAGGTATAGACGATGGCCGGGTCCAAGTAGGGATCGTCGGCAGACGTGGTGCCGAATTCGCCGACTTCTAAGTACTCGCCGGCGGCTGTGGTTTTGGAGAGGAAATAGCTGTCTGCCCCGGCCGCCGGGTTCCACGTACAGCTTGCCGAACAGTCGGGATGCGCCGTGCAGGCGAGCCCTGTAGGGACCGCAGGCGCCACCAGGGTGGTGGCCGACTTTTGGGTAGAAGGCGCTGAAACGAGCCCGTTATCGGCGGTCACCTGGCAGTAATAGGTTTTGGAGTCGAGCAGACCGCTAATTTCCGCTTGGGTGTCCTCCGTGTCCACGGTCGTGGGGAAGGGACCGGCAGCGGCCGTGCCACACGTGACGTGATAGAGGTCGCCGTCAGGGACCGCATCCCACGAGGCAAACAAGCTCCCCAGTCCTTCACCAGGCACGAGTGTAAAGCCTGTAGGCGCTACCGGCGCTTGCGGCCCGGGATTGCCTTCCACTTGCAGGACCACCCACTTGGCCGACTGTGCCGGGTTGGTGGCAAAGGTGAGGTTGAGGCCCGTGCTCGTGAGCGTTGGCGTGGCATCGTAGAGGACGGCAGCGCCGCTGTTATTCATCAGGCGCCAGTTGGTAGAAGCCCGACTCTTGGCCGGGACCGCTGTGGCTGTGCCATTACCCAGGCCGTCTTGCATGTTCCAAGAAGCGCTAAAGACCCCGCCGTTACCCGCTATGGCCAGGCCCGCTTGCGAGCTGTTGACCTGCTCTACCGCGTCATCGGTAGCCGAGGCGCTGAGAAAGCCGAGAGCCAGGCCTGGGGCAAAGCCCGCTGCCGTGGTCACGACACAGTTGCAGTTGGCCGGGGTCGCTGGGGTGGACACCATGCTGAGCTTGGTCTTCAGGCCGCCCAAGGAGACGGCCGCGTAGCCCATTTGCGACGTGGCTGTATACACGGTGTTGTTGACCCTGAACCCCGTGGCGCTGTAGTTGGAAACCGTCAAGCGGCTCCGCAGTTGGCCAAACTCGGTCCCCTGTAGGGCTTGCGATGAAATGTCGGTCCAGGACTCGGAGAACTGTCCCGCTGTGCCGGTCACTTGCCCCGTGTCACCGTTCCAGCTCATACCCATGTTGGCAACTGGGGTGCGCGTGTGCATACCGAGTTTGACGATGAATTCCGCCGTCCCTGTGCCGCTAAAATCCTGGTAGCGTCCTGAGCCCAGAAAGACCACGTCCGGTTGGATACCGGCCGCCACGTCGACAGAGGCGCCCACCGCGGGGACGCTGAAGGTTCCGGCTTTGAAGTTGGCGTCAGCCCCGCCAAAGAGAACCGCTATCCCCTGAAGACCGCTTGAGCCCCCGGCCCAGGTAATCCGCACGCCGCCAGGGATAAGCGTGCAGGTTCCCCGCAGCACGGCCGCCTTGCTGGAATCAATCTGCCCGCTACATTCTGCCGTGCGCTGGTTATTCGTGCTCGCAGTCGTGGTGAGACCGTCTGTGGCATAGCCCCCTACCCACCACTGTGACGTTGCATCTGAAGCCCCAAAGCTCATGCGCGCATGGGCTGAGCCACCGATGATGGTCGAGCCGCTCAAATAGATCAGCACGCCTTTGGGGGTAATACCGGTAAAGACAGAGGATGTGATGTCTTGCGACGTGCCCGACGTCACCGACACAAACGGGACCACCGCCGTTTTGATATCGGCCGATTTAGGCGCCTCATAGGCCCCCATATCCCACTTGCCACTCGTGGGAATAGGGCGCTTCGTACCCGTGATGTCGTCAGGTACGAGGCTTAGATCTGTCCCTGTGTCCTTGGCGGGGGAGCCCGCTTGCAAGTGGAAGTCATCTGCGCTCGCGTCCACGAACAAGGGATTGGTCGATGAGGGCAGGTTGGTTTCCTGAATCGTCCCCGTGCCGTTGATCGTAATGTCAGAGGCCGTGTTGTTGCAGATGTTGTTGGTCAGGCGCGAAGTCGCCATGTGGCTGCCGATGCTGATACAGGAACCAGCAGCAGCGGCCGGAGGCGCAGGGCCGACGATGGTGTTATGGGCGATGAGCGCGTTTGCCCCGCCTTTGGTGTTGCTAGCATCGCCTAGGAGAATGCCACCGGTGGGATTGTGGGCCATCACGTTATTGGTGATGCTCGCGGTGTCGCCCACATCGGGGAGATAAACGGCCCAGCCGCCGTTACTGGTAATTTTGTTCTTGGCAATGGTCGTCAGGCTATAGCTGTAGGTCGTAGCCGCGGGGTCGTCAAGGGCAATGCCGTGGCCCTTGTTGCTGGCGATAGTGTTGTTGGTGGCGTTGTTCTTGCCGCTCATCATGAGGATACCGTGATGAGCCGTCGTCGTGCCATTGTTGTGGATGTTGCTGTTCAAGATTTCGTTGTAAGGCGATCCGGCTGAGATCTCGATGCCGTGGGATTTCGAGTTGTAGACCTCGACGCCGTCAAAGCGGTTGTTCCACTCGGAGGTGTTCAGGAAGATCGCAGAGCCTGTGGTGTTAACCGCGTCGACCTTGATGCCTTTGATGAGGGTGAACTTGGTACCCCCCGTGAGGGTAATGGCATGCGTACCTGAAGCAGGCTGCAAGAGAACGGTGGCGCCGGTATCGGCCTTGATGGTGTAGGCGGCGTCGTCGATGCTGGTTCCCGCTTTAGCCGTGAGCGTGATGGTTTCAGTGTAGGTACCGGACTTCACCGTACAGCTTGAATTGGGCGCTGTCAGGGCATTCACGATGCACTTGCCGATGGTCTTCCAAGCATTCGCTGGGGTCGTACCTGGCCCATTATCATCCGGTCTCGATGCATCGACCCATTGATCTTTAGCTGGAGGCGGGGGGATTTCGCCCCCTGAACCGCCGTATTCATAGGCGCCGTAATCGTACGTTCCATTGACTGGACGCGTATTCTTGTCGTAGTCGTCTTTGATGCCGTTTATCTGTGTCAGCTCATCAATGGCACTGCTAGCCGTGCTCTTGAGGTGGTAGTCACCGCCCAAGCTTGACGAAGGCGAAACGAACAGGCTTGAAGTTCCCGTCAGGTTGCCACTTACTTGACGGGAATAATACGCATCACCCTTGTCTGTATCTTGAATGTTACCCTTTACGCTCTTGGTGACCTCGAATCTAGCAGTATCCGTGCAATATGAAATGCCTACTTTTTTGACTAAGAATCCCTGACTATTGTTATAACACGTATTATTATACGCAAACCCTTTGGCATTACACACGCCTAGACAGCGCATCTTATTATTGACGACCACGTTGTTGTAGGCTTCCCAATCATCACCCACTTGTATAGCATCGCTTGTATCAGTGCTTGAGTTCGAACGGCGTTCATTCCCGTCAATCCAGTTCCGCCGAATAATCCCTTTGCGTGTGGCAGAAGGGAACATATCCATATGGGAACGGGCTGTCGTTATAGGTCCAAAATCATCGCCAATGCCACGACTGCCCTTATGGATGTAGTTATCTTCAATAATCATCGTGCCCCAGGTGTCTTGCTTGATATCGATGGCTTCTTTGTTGAAGCCGCTAAATTCGTTGCGGGCGATGGTGAAATCGTGGGCGCCCACACAAGTGCCGCAATGATCCGGGCACCCCGTTCCACTATCCGAGGATATATAAACACCCTCACCGTTCATCTTTTCATAGTCGGTGTCATTGCCAGAATGCCCTGAATCCAGAATGTAGTTGTCTGTAATCTCAAAGTTGCTGACAACTCGACCTTTAAGCTCGCCGTCTTTACACGACTGAGCTTGAACGCCTGCCTTCTTGAAATTGACCATCTTGTTCCAGCGTATCTTCCAGTTCGAAGAACCATCATACGGGCGAAAGACAGAGAACCACTCGGGCTGAAGGTGCTCGATAATGAACCAGTTTTTGAATCCCCAGTTGGGATCATTCTCCCCCGCGTCCTTGGGAAATACCAGCCTTGGCATGGGATCGCTAGCCGTGCCGTAAACGCCAAAGATCGTTGGCGCAGAAGAAGTACCGCTTGGCATATCACCAAAGAAGGGTTCGTAAGTATTCTTCTTGAGATTAAAGACAGAGCCCCGCTTGAATAGCGCACACATGCCACCTTGATAGCGGTTAACCGTGTTGGTCTTGCTAAGCGTCCTACAGGCCTTCGCTGGGCTGGAACAGTCGCTGTCATCACCGTCGGTGGAAGAATAATAGAGCTTCTTCGTACACGTCGAGAGGTCCGTGTTGAGGTGGTTGTCCGCCCAAGGATTTGAGGGGTTGAGGGCAAATCCCTGGCACACGCTTAAGAGTAAGAGAGAGACAGCCAGTCCAACACGGACCATGGGGGGACTCCTAATTAATCACGTAGACGACGCTGCACATACTGCGGTCGTCGATGTTGTCTGACTTCTGCGTCACTTCCATCGCCGTCGCCGTGCCCCCTTGCAGCTTATAGAAGCCGTTGAGGGTGGCCTCACAGGTTTGCTTGCCCTGGCTCATCTGGCAGACGCCAGAAGGCACGTCCGTGCCGGCACTGCGAAGCTGGTAGGTGATGGTTTCACCTTGGCCAAGCTCCGCGGTGGTGCGACAGAAGATGAAGGCCGGGCGCAGCGTCGTGCTTTCAAGAAGCACCTTCTGCGCCGCTTGCTCTTCGACGTAAGCCATGGTGTCACAGGCCGTGTTGGTGATATCGACAGGCGGCGCGTCTAGCGGAAAAGGCGACATGAAGGTCATGCCGCTTTCGGCGTTTTGCCCGCAGTAACGCGCCACCACGGCGCCAATCGGGGCAAGACCGCCGTTAAAGACCGTGTAATTGGTCTTGGTTTCGAGGGCAGCACCGGCAATGGAAGCCCAAAAGAGCCAGGCTAGGGCGAGGTAGCGGATATCCATAGTACCCCCTAGCGCAAGGCCGCGTAGAAAAGGAAAAGATCGATGCTGCCACCCGTCGGGATGTTGGCCGTATCCACCATGTACTCGATCTGCACGCCGTCCACACTTCTGAAGTGGTTGGCGGCGGGGACCAGGCCGCCGGCCGCCACACCCACGATGTCACCTAGGAGATCGGCGGCTGTGGCGGCGGTGCCCAGAGCGACGTTGTCGAGCCAGAAGTTAAAGGAGGACACTTCCTCGCCCGTGTCGGGGTCGACGTAGCGGTAGCCCAGATGCCCTTGAGCGCCGGAAGCGTACTGCGAGGCGCCAAAGATACTCAGTTGAGGCTGGACCCAGATATTGGAATAGGGGATTTTCCCCAGGATAATCGTGTGCTGCCCGGCTGCCTGATCGCTCACGTAAGAGCCGTCAAACATCTTGAGAGAGTTGTCGACCCTATGGGGATTGCCTGAACTCTTTTGCTGCGCCATAAAGTCAGGCGCATAGATAATGGCCATGCCTGTTCTCCTTATGCCGCGCGCAAGGTTTTAATTTGGATGACGCCTTCGTCTTGAATGCGCGTAAAGCCGCCGCTCATGTGCGTATAGAGCTGTACCAGGTTCTTCTTGTCAGGGCGAAGCGATATCTCCGTCGTAATAGGCTCCTGGCGTTTAAAGCCCACCGCGTCCTCGTTCCACATGATCGCCGTGTCCACAGTATCCGAGTGGACCGCCGAGAGATTCATGAGGAGGGACGACCAAATGAAGTTGATGCCGTAGAAGTTTCCCAGGTAGCCGTTCCCCACGGGACGCCCGGTATTAAAGTCAAAGCTCGTGAAGTTGGTATCGCGCATGAGCTGGGCTCGCTGTCTAGGCACCACGACGCACCAGATGCGGCCGTTGTGCGCCTCATCTTCTTCGAGCATCTGCACGGCATCGATGAGCTTATCCACCATGAAAGGTAGCCCGTTATCCGGCAGGATGTTTTCAGGGGGAAACTCGGTTGTGTCAAACGAGGGCAGCGTCGTGGCCGGGTTGATCGTCTGCGTTACCGCATCGCCAATGAGGGCGTTCAGAACAGTGCGGTCTTTGGCGCGGCCGAGCGACATGGAGAGGTTGCGGGCGTAGCGGGCGGGAAGTTTGCCCGTGGTCGCCATCGAGTTATCCCACTCGTGGGGATCGATCCAAGCCGTATCATCCCACACGACCGGAATGGCCACGCGCACAATGTTTTGCAGTTCGGGTGGCTCTGGCGTGTCGCCAAACATCACGGTGGACTGTTTGGCTTCGCTTTTACCCAGAATGTTAAACGTGGCGCTCTGGCCAATGAGGGCTTCTTCCCTGTAGGTGCCCTCTAGCTTGGCGCCGTTTTGCTGAAACTCATGTGTGATGTCTTCATCAAAGTCCGTGGTGCGGAAGTTGACAATGTTATAATTCGGCATTGCTTACCCATCATCTGATAGGTCCTTTCCGTAGGTTAAAGCTTCCCTTGAGTGTCATTGCTGGTTCTTGGGAAGAGGACACGTGTCCCTAACGCAGGGGTGTGTCGTTACCGTCTCGACAGAGCAAAGCGCAGGTCTTCAAGCTGTTTGACCTTGCGCCGGATATCGTCATGATTCGGTGCGCCTGTATTGTTATAGGCCCGCGAGGCTTTCAGTTCTTTCACTTCTTTGTCGACGTCATCGTAGCTGCGGCTAGAGCCGTGGCCTTCGGGCATGAGGCCTTCGGCGTTCAGATAGCGGCCCATGTCGTAGAAGCCTTCTACGACCGCATCGAGGCAGAAAAAGCCGTTATCCCACAGGCTCTGCTCCACTTCAGGCCCCATGCGGCGAGCAAAGGCGCGAGCGGTATTCATCTTCATGTCATAGAGGTCTTGGCCCCAGCGTTCCTTCATGGCTTGGTGCATCTGCGCCTTTTGCTGCTCAACGCTCTGTTGCTGGCGCCTGAGCGATTCCACCTGGTCCTTGACGATGGCGTCAGCTTGGCGCTGATTAAGGCCGGCTTTGTGCGCCGATGTCCTGAAGGCGTCGAGGGCCTGCGTGTTGATGGGCGCTTCCGGTGGGACTTCGAAGGCGTATTTGTCGGGAGATTCTGGGCGCCCTAAGCGGTTGTAGATGGCCTCCAGTTTAACCTGATAGTCGGGGTCGTCAGGGGAATCGGGCATGACGATGCTGCGGCCGCGGATTTGCTCCAGGTTGTCGACGTGCTGGAGCCAGGCGCGGAAGTCCCGGCCCTTGACGTAGCCTTTGTCCCGGTACTCCTGCGGCAGGATATTGGTCCAGGGATCGGGCAAGGCGAAGCCATCTGGCGTGGGACCACCCGGCGGGGTTGGAGCGTCGGCCGCCGGGGTGGCCACTGCCGGGGTCCTCACCAGGTCCCCGTTCTCAGTTGGTTGTGCGGGTACTCCAGGTTCTTCTGCCATAGCTAGAAGGGGACATCCCCAGGCTTATCTGCAACAGTGTCCAGCGTGATATCCTCACCCACCAGGTACGGATCAGGGCGGTACGGATCAGGACGGTGATGTTCTCGTATGCGCCCATTCTCCGCTGTCACCACATTATCGCCCAGGGCGCGCAGAGCCTGCGCCAGACGCTTCATATCCCCGTGGATACTGCGGGCTTGGTTGGCCGGATCATCCGTAATCGGAATCTTTCCGATTGCCTCTGCCGCCTTCTCGGTGTATGCAATCGCCCGCTCAAGTCGGGTAAGCTGACGCCGTTCAATCTTTTCTGCCACGGTTGGACTCCTTTTAAAGGTCAAAATCCGACATATCGTCGTCGGGCTGCTGAAACACACTGTAAGGTGAATCGTCTCTCAAGAGATCGGGATCAAGAGCAGGCCTGATGTAGCCGTGAGCCAAATCCATGAGATCGAGAATAACCGAGCGCTGCCCCTCGCGGTAGATGGCGTCTGAGCCTGAGCCACCGAGCGCATATGACGGCCTGTAGAAGTACACCTGTTTAAGGTACTCCCATATCTTCTGGCCCGGCTCGCTCACGTAGAAAACGTCATAGACGTCTTTGGGTAGCGGCTCTGCCATTAGGCGGCCCTCTGCGGCGCCTGTGCCTGGCCGCGTTCAGGGATGTCGTTCATAATCTCAGCCCCTTGCACCATGGCTTGCTGGAGGGCTTGTTGGCGCTGCTGCTCGGCCCGCTCGGCCCGAATCTGATCCACCACCGGTTGCGGGAACATGAAGCTATCGCCCAGGCCCACCGCCATCGCCGCCTCCCTCACCATCTGATCGTGGTCAGGGAGGTCGAGAACCTCGGGCTTAAACTGCGCGATCATTTGCAGAATTGTGTAGAAGTTCGTAATCGCTTGCAAGTCGATTTGCCGCGCCTGACGGGAGAGGGACCCCTCAAAGCGCACCCCAACGCCCAGCATATTGCCCCTGGCGGCCTCGATAACCGCGTCCGGTGGTGCCGGGAGCTTGCCCGCTTGAGAGAGCAGAACGAAGGTGTTGAGCACGGTAGGCTCAAGGAATTCGTCTTCTAAGCGGGAAAGGCCTGGCCCCATTTGCCTATTGTTCGTGGCGATGCGGTGGGCGATTTCGGTGGCGCTTCTTTGCGTATCGCCTGATGGGGGTTCAATCTGCATACGGTCGACACCGAGGCCGCGGCGGATCTGGTTTTGCAAGTTCATGAGTTCGATCTGCGCCACGTCTACTTTTTGCCCAGGCTCAAACGGCCGCAGGCCCTGCATATCGCGCATGGGCAAGATGCGGCCGGGGTAAATGCGGAAGCGCTGGCCTTCTTTAACCAGGTCCTCACGGTTAGACACGATGAGGGCGGGGTTGACCGCCAGGTCAACGCTTTTGAGGGCGCATTCGGTGAGTTTGTTGAGCGTTTTGACGTCGGCGAGAACGTTCATGAGCGGACTGAAGCCGTAAGGAAAGCCCGGGTAGAGGTTCCAGCGCGGAACCAGGTAGGGGCAAGTAAAGAAGCCGCCTTCGCTGATCACATGGTTGTTGTCCCGCTCGATCCACACCGAGGCGTAGGGATACTCCGTGGGCGGCGTCGTGCCACGGACTTCTCTGAGCTGCGTATCTCTGGGGTAGACGCAGTGAAGGATTTCCACCGGGTCGTCGAGGCGGTTGTTTTCGAGCTGGTGCTGGGAGTTGCGGGACAAGGAGGCCCTGGGACCGAGTTTATCGGCTAGCGTCTTAACGTTTCTGAGCGACATACAGGAGCGCCGGAAGATGGTGTCAACGATGCCTTCATCGTTTTCGGCAATGACGTAGGAGCCCATGGCGTAAGGGCGAAAGAGCAGCTTGCCCTGATCGTTAGAGAGCGCCATAAAAGCGCATCCGGTCCCCTTGGCGTAGATATCTCTAACCACTGGGTGCGCTGCCGTGCGGATGTTCGACGTCGAGATATAGCGAAAAATGATGGTCGAAACCTGATCGTACCAGGTGTTGACGTCGTCATCGAGCCTGAGGGATTCGTCGTCTGGCACGAGGGAGAAGTTGCGGCTATCGGTGGGCACAATCGCTGAAATAATCGTGTTGCTAGCGGTTGCCAGGCCGTCTTGGGCGGTACCATCGAGAATCCACTGGCCACGTTCATCCCCCTGCATGGTGCGCGTCTGCGGATCAAAGTCGTAAGGCGTGACGTAGCGGTTGATGGTACCAATGAGCGAGTCTAGGAGCATGCGCTCTTTTAAGAGGTCAGATTCACGGGAGAGCAAGTCTTCAATGAGCGGCATACTAGGCTCCTAACAAAACGCCACCGGCAGGCGCACCGATGGGGGATGTGAGGATCGTTGACTGCCGACTTTGCCTGCGGCGCTGCGCTTCCACCTCATCTGCAGCGGCCCGCTGAGCCTCCAGGTTTGCGGCTGGAGAAGCTGGAGGAGGAGCAGCCGGAGCTGGAGGTGTTGGAGGAGGAGGCGGCGGAGTCGCTCCAAATGGGCTCAAGGCTTCGGCTGGCAGTTCGGGCATTTCCGGCGCCTTTTGCGTCACCGCTTGATACGTGCTGACCCCGGCCGTTGCCAGAGCAGCAACACCCGCAGCAACACCCAAAATCAGGGTAGGTTCGTACTCCCCAATGCCCATGGCCGATTCAAAAGTTCGCATGGGCGCCTCCAAAGAGGGGAAAGTTGTAGTCGCATGCCAGGTCTTTAGGGATACCCTTAGGGTTACTCGGTTGCCAGGCCGCAAACCCGTCGCGGACGTTCTCAATGCCGATGGCCGCGGTCTGAAAGGCACTGGCAAAGTGGCTTGTCCAGTCGTGCCGAGGCTTTTTGTTGAGGACGCCTAGCTCTTCGTCAAAGGGGTAGTGGTATTCCCTGAGGGCTTCGAGGCCTTTTTCACAGAGCCGAGCATCAAACCACGACTGCATCATGAGACTACGGGCGGCGGATTCCTGATCGTCGAGCGAGAGTTTATCCTGTACGTCAAAGTCGATGCCCAGAGAAAAGGCGCTATCGAGGCGCTTTTCAGAGCCCGGCTGGAAGTACTGGCGCTGTTTGAGGTCCCAAGGGCCTAAGAAGGTGCCGTAAACATAAGGGCGGCGGCGCAGTTCTTCCACGTAGTATTCGAAGTTCATCTGGGTACCCTCGATGCACTCGATAAAGGCCCAGCCCTCACCGTAAGACTGAAAGCACCAGATAACGGTACCGTCATGCCCTAGATCCCATGCGGTATGAACCAGCTTATTCGGGTTCCAAGGGACATGGGTAATGCGGCCTTGCCCCTGCAAGAATTCGAAGGCCTCGGCGTAAACCACGCCTTGAGAGTAGGCGTTAAAGGAACAGTAAAACTCCTGCATAAGCCAGTCGCGGCGCTTGCCCCTTCGCAGTTCGGCCTCGATGAGGTCCCAACCAAAGATGCCGGTGTCGTCGATGGTCACGGTTGAGGTAAACCAGTCCTGCGGGTTGTCCAGGGCCTCGTTGTGGAGGCGCCAGTGGTGATTGTGACCGTTCGGTGTGGAGACGATGACTTGCCAGCCGTTGTTCTCTTTGGAGCGGATCGAAGCCTGAAGGTTGGAGTAGGCAACGTCGGACTTGTAGTGGGCGAATTCGGAATAGCCCGCGCCCTTGAGGGTAGCCCCGCGCAAGGATTCGGGGTCGATGGTGTCGACGGCAACGCACTCGATCATGGAACCTGGTGTACCCCAGTTGTAGAGGTTTTGCAGGGTGATAGTGCGGTTGACTGCGTGCTTGCGGTAGATGAGCGCCTCTGGGATGTAGTAGCCGATGGTCGAGCGGCCCTTATTGTCCTTCTTGTCCCAGAAGTCCCGCCGGATTTCCTTTTGGCCGGGGAAGCAGTACCAGTAATTGCCGATCGTTTCCAAGGCCTCAGGGATAAGCCAACCGCACAGGAACGAGAGGTCCTTACCCGACTGCCGGTGCCAGTTAAGCAGCGCTTGCTTCACCTTTTTGCGCGACTGGATAAAGGGGAGCTGGTGCGCCATGGGGTGGTAAGGGATCTCGATGCGCATGGCTTAGGCCTCAGGTGCCGGGGGTTGTGGGATCCCAGAAGGTGGGGAAGAGGGCGTCCCAGAAGGCGTCCCTAAAGGGTCGTGAGCCACCGCCACGGGCTCATCTAGACAGAGATGCAAGCGGTCGATGATGGTGTCAAAGTCCCGCACGTCGCCCTCAAAGGTGACAAACAGGTCCATCAGGGCACGCACGAAGTCGTAGCCCTCTTTGGCGATGTCGAAGCCCTCAGAGACCGAGATTTTAGCCTCATTGCGAGACGTCATGGGATCGTCCCGCAAGGCGTCGACAATGGCATGGATGAGCTGTTTAAGTTCCTTACCGACAAGATTCAGTTCAGCTAGTAGTTCCTGATCCGTCATGATTCTCCTGATCCCGTTCTTTGCGACGCTTCAGCTCGAGGGTGCGCTTGGCTCTCAGGGCTAAATAGCGCTGCCCGCGAACGTCCAAAGCAATCGTAGCAGCCACCATCCCACTCATCATGGTCTCAAAACGCGATCCTGGTTCATCCGGATCGGTATAAAGAGGGCCTTTAAAGAGCCCGAGCCCTGCCATGTTAGTAGTTCCTCGCCACCGATTTGTTGTTGCCCCCGCCGCCGTCAAAGACACCTGCTGTGGTATTGCCCTTCACTAAGTTCCCCTCGATGAAGTAGCGATCTGAGGCCCCGTTTGCCACTTCGATGCCGTACTTTTGCACGCCGTAAGAGGGAAAGTTCACAGAGGAGCCGCAGGCATTGCCGGTAATCATGAAGTCTGTAGCCCCAGCGTCCACGTGGATGCCGCTACAAATACCTGGCGCGCCCACGGAATTGGAGAGGACGGTTATACCCTGGAAGCGGTTAAATTCGCTAAAGGCCCCGCCGTTCATCGAGATGCCGTGACGGCCGTTGTTGTACACGATGCCGCCGTTAATGGCAATGGCACCCGAATCGACGATACGGTAGCCGTCATTGGCAGAAGAGGCACACCAGACATTATCAAAGCGCATGAAAGCGCAGCGCTCCAAGTAGACATTGTTGATGCAGGAGTCAAACTGCATGTGGTCAAAGGTGTTGTACTCGACTCTATCAGCAAAGCCGTAGTTGACGCTCCTGGCGTCCATGCCGTACTGGCAGTAGATGAGGTCGCCACCAATGACTTGCAGGCCTTCGACGTGATCTCTCAGGAGCCAGGCCGTGCCGGGTCCGTGCGTCGAATCACCGGGCTCTGGCGCCCCCACGATGACCACGTCTTTGAAGTAGCCGCCCGCATTGCCGAGTGAGCCTAGGAGCGCTACACCAGCATATTCCATGTAGCCAATGGTGATGTTGTGAAAGTGATTGTTGGGTGCCCCGCGGTTGTCGGGCGGCTCCATGTGAATGCCGGTATAGGGCGCAAAGATTTGGACATTGTCCATGATGCCACCCGCCGCCGTGGTGAGCTTGAGCGCCGCGCCAGCCATAGGCGTACCCGTACTGCGGTCGTGGCCAAAGCCGATATCGCGGATGGACCAAGGCACGTGGTTGTTTTGCACCGTGAAGCAGTCGTAGTTACCCCGGTAGATCAGACTCGTGGCGTTATTCCCCGCGCCGTAGACATCGCAACCGGTGGTGAACATAACGTTAGAGAGCAGGAGATAGGTACCAGCAGGGACGTCGAAGCGGCCATTCGTTGCGTCCCTACAGGCCTTGAAAGCAGGCGCATCGTCGGTGACCCCGTTGCCCGTCGCCCCCCACTGGGAATCCGTCACCTGTGGGCGCCGCCGCAGGCGCACTTGGATAGAGGCGATCGCCGAGGCGTTGCTATTGGACTGGTTCGTCGTGGCCGTAATGGCCGAGAGATGGGCGCTCAGGGTCGCATCTTGCGCCGCGTTCTTCGTACGCATGGCGTCAAGCTCGGACTCGACGTTCGTGCCACTGTCGTAAACCACATCCTGAGCATTGACGGTAAGAGTCGGCGGCAAGTCGGCCACGGGAACCGGTGCCCAGGCGAGACCGTCGCCCGAGCCGTTGACGCGCAAAACAGCGCCCGGGACCATATCCGGAAGCTGCACGTTAAGATGGGTCGGCGGAGAAAACGGGCTAAATGTCGGCACGCGCCAGGCCCTATCGAGCAGTTGGCGCGTGAGAAGCACCTGGCGGTCAAGCGCATCTTCGTGCTGATCGGCCTGGAAGACGCTGCCGGTGAGGTAATCGGTCGGCTGCGTGTAGGGCAAATCGAGCTGGAGCAGGACGCTTTCACCCCCTGCCATAGGGCTGAGAAAGGTCACCGTCGCCCCCGTTTGAGAGCCCGCCCCTGCCACCGTGTAATCTGTCCCCAAGGCCTTGCGCAGCGTGTCAACAAAGACCGCCAGGTCGCCAGGCGTAGGGACTTTCAAGGGGAAGCCAAAATCCGTTTGTCCCGCTTGGGCAATATACCCCCGCGAGGCGATGATGGTCGTCCCCTCGACCGTCACCTGCGGACCGCCCGGCGCACCGTGTAGACCGGCTCTGGCGCCTCTTCGGGTTTGTCCTCGTCGTCCTCGGAAGGATCCTCAGGCTCGGGCTCCGGAGGCCGAGAGGGCGGAATGTTCGTGGGCTCGGGGCCAGGGTCCGCCACCGGGGGTTCACCTTCAGGGGATTCGCCTTGCGGCACGTATTCAGGGGTAGTTGCTGGCGCCTCCTCCGCGTCCTCTTCTTCGTCTGGACGCTCTCTAAGCGGCTCAAACGGACCGGGCGGCGTGGGCATCTCGGCCACCAGGGGATAGCCCGAGGCCTCCAGCTGCGTGGCGATGCGGATGGCCAGCTTGATGGCGTCGTCGATTTGCGGCTGGGCGATAATCGGGAAACGCGACCCCGTGCGCGTTGCCACACCGCTAATATAGGCCTGAAGCAGCTGCACAATGAGATCAGGCATAATCGCTTTCAAGAGATTACCTTTCATAAGCGCCCATGTCGGGTTTTGCACCGAGGAATATCATATGCACCCCTTCGCCGCTTGTCCAGGAGATAGATTTATTTAAATTCAGAGTGTTCCCTGAAATGCTGGTTACGCGGGCGGTTTTCTTACCCGTCGCGGTCATGATGAGATCACCCTTGTAACTGGGGACCGTGCGCCCGTCTGAGAAAGGAACCGTGGTCACGACCGGCATGGCCGAGCCACTACCGGTTGACGTCGCCGTGGTGAGGAAGGTTCCGGCGTCGATACCGGCAGAGCCATTTGCCAGGTGAAAATCGTAAATAGGCGCCTCGACAAAGGCCGGCGCCGTCTGAATATTGCCCTTCCACCGACTGGGATACGTCGATTGCAAGCTCGAAAGAGACTGTGAGGTCACGCAGTCTCCAGCCCCTAGAGGCCCACCCGTAGCCCCTCCAGAACCCACCCCTGCAACCAAGATATTGTTGAATATATAATTATCGTCAAGGCCTACAGAGCCCACCAAGCAAAACTTGGTGCGAGACGACTGGACGATATTATTGATGAATCGGTTATCTTCGATCGGTGTTTGCCCCGCCTTGTAGTAAGCTTCCTGCTTGTAATTTTGATAAAAGACGTTGTTATAGACCCAACTATTATCCAACCCATTGCCCCAGACATCCTTACCATTTTCAGCAAAGGTATTGAAACGGACAATATTTTTCGTCGGATCCGCCTCAATAACAGCACCTGTCGTATCATTTTGCCCTTGCCCACCCAGCTGCGTACCACTGCCGTATCTGCCCCCCTTATTACCCCCAGGCCATGGCGTACTGGCATAATCCCGATTGGCCAGATTGACGCTATTTTGCTCGAAAATCTCGAACTGTGCCGGATAAGGGCTATAATTGCCGTGCCAGAAATTGCGCAACAGATTTCGTCTAAACACGTTGTCATGCGAAGCCGTCATATTGACATTAGCGCTATTGATGGCGTAATGCTTGAACTTGGCAATCGTATTGCCATCGAATAGGTTGTGGTGAGAGCCTGTAATCATCTTGATACCTTCAAAGAGGCCCGCGCAAACTTTGGCATTATTGTCGCTACATTTCGCCGTGCCGCCGTTCGTCGATTCCACCAGAACACGGAGCACCTGGTTGTAGCTCGCATTATCCATGCGAATGGCATTGCCGTCGCGCCACCCCGCCCCAATTTCTTTGACATAGCCTCCTGCAATGATACTGCGAGACGCACCCACCATGTTGACGATGTTGGTGGTCCGCGTCGCCGCCGTGCTTGTCGCATCCGACTGTAAACCCAGGCCCATAAGGAAGATATAGCTCTTGTTATCGAGGTTGGCGGCGCGGCCGCTGCCCGGCTGTACCACCACAGCATCGCCTGGCCAATTGGCATACGAAATATAGTTGTTAGCGCTACCGCTTCTTTGAGGCACGATTTCATCCGTGTACGTCCCCGCGTGAATAAACACCGATTGCCCGGCTGTGAGCGTAGTGTTGGCCTTGGCAATCGTCTTCCAGGCGCCGCCAGCACTGTTGCTCTTGCCGTCATTCGAATCGTTTCCGTCTGTCCGAATGTGATACACCTGCCCGCTCATGACCGGGACCGTGACGCTATCGGCAAAGGCGACGCCGGTAGAGCCTTGGCACGTGAGCGTATACGTAACGGTAGCCGAAGGCGACAGGGTAGCGGGACCATCGAGGGCTTTAGCGCCGCTCCAGCCGCCCGAAGCCGTACAGGTACTGGCATAATCCGCATGCCAGTTCAGGCTCACGCTCTGCCCAGGGATCAGGACCGGCGGATAGGCTTCGAGCGTCACCACCGCGTCAATGCCCGCAGGCGTGGCCCCTGAGAGCGTCGTCGCCCCGGCCCTGGGCGAGGGCGAGGCCGACACATTGCCCGCCGCGTCCTTGGCCCAAACGCGGTAGCAATACGCCGCGTTCGGATCAAGCCCCGTATCCGTATAGCTCAAGCCTGGCACTTCGGCCCTAAAGGCCCAAGGGCTACACGTATCCGGCGTACACACGCTGGCCTTGCAGTTTTGTACCCGGTATGACGTAACCCCCACATTGTCCGACGCCGCGCCCCAGCTCGCCGTAATGCTACTGGAAGATACCGCCGTGGCCGAAAGAGACGGAGGTGAAGACGGCACGGTCGTATCGGCCACGGCCCCACCATTTTGCACCGCGCCGTTTTGCGCCACGGTGGTGACGCTCAGGCCCGCGCCGTTAATCGCCCGAGCCTGAAAACTATGGCTGCCATCCGCCACCAAGCGCGTATCGTAGCCGTAGGTATACGGCGCCTGATACGATACCCCGACGTCTTGGCCATCGACCATAAAGACGACGCTCTCAATGCCTGACTCGGGGTCCGTAGCCGCCGCTGTGAGCGTGATTTCTCCCGCCAGTCCCCCCGCCCCTGCCGGGATGGTGTCACCGGCCAGCTCATTTAAGTAGTTTTCCAAGTTGGTGTAGCCGTTAGAGGCATAGGCTGAGCCCACCAGGGACGTGCCATCAGCAGCCCCGTGTGAGACCTCCCAGCTATTGGGGATGCCGTCATTGTCTGTATCGGGTGGCGCTGTACCGGCCGCGTAAGTCGGCCACTGCAAACACTCGGCAATGGTCGGACCCCCCGACCCTCCACACCTGCCCCCGGTGTTGTTAATGACGTGGTTTACCGCCTTGGTGTCAATCGCATCTCTGGCAGGCCAGCGCGCCCCTACCTTGGCAATGACATCCGCTTTGGCCTGCACGGCACTCGTCTGACTCGGCAGAGCCGGGTACCAAGAGGGCACAGTCGTACTCTGAATCGCATACGGGCCGCCCAGCGTATCGAGCATGGCCGTCTCCGAACCCACAGAGGCGTCTGGACGCCTGGTCGTATGCACGTTGCCCTTCATGTAAATATTCGAAGCGTCTACCTTCGCCTGCACACACGAGGGAAACCCCGCGTAGCCACACCCCACCGTGAGCACATTGCTGGTGGCAAAACTCATGTAATTGTTGACAATCGCAGCCTGCACCGCATAGTAATTCGCCAGCATGTAAATACATTCCGCATTGCAGTCTTGCACCACGTTATTCGTCACCTGTGCCGTGCCACTGCCAAAATGCGGCGTGCGCTTGAAATTGTTGGCAAATAAATTATGCAAATACGATACATGCATCGTCGCCGCCGCGCCGTTACCCCCGCCACCAATCCACGAGCCCCCGCCCGAGCCCGCAACATCCTTGAAATTCTCGCTAAACACACTCCACTGCCACGTCACATCCAACTGAATCCCATTCGTCTCGCTCGACGTTCCCACAATGTCATCGCGAACCCACCCCACGCTCATATGGTCAAAGATCAAGCTGTTGTTCTCGTTATCCTGCCCTACCGACATCCCCCCATGACCCGGATTCGTCGTTGCCACGGTATTCGTCAGCCGCACCCGGCAACCCCGCCAAATCATATTGCCCCCCGGACGCGGTCTTAAACTCCAGTCCCCCGAAATCATAATCCCACCGCCAGGCGCCGTCTGACACGCCACCGTCAAATCGTCCGGCATACCGTCAATATCCGAACCTAAAATAATCCGCCCCCCCGTCGTAAACACCACCGTGCGCGCCCCACTCTGCGTCAGGCAGTACCTGAGCGTGCCGGCCGACCCATCATCCGAAAGCTTGTTCACCTTGCACACGCTGCCGCCGCGACCCCCACTGGCAAAGCGCCCAAAGCCCTCCGCTGTTGGAAACGCCAGCTGCGGACTCCCCGCTCTCGCCCCCCCCACCGGCGGCAGCGTCAGCGTTACCCCTGTGGGGACGCTCCGGTCCACCTTCCACTCTCCCGCCGTAAGCGCCGTACAGTTGCCCACCCGGTCACACAGATCCACCCCCGCATCCACCGAGCCCCCCTGCGCCACTGAGGCCGTATCATACGTCCCCTCATACGGCTCCCCCACAGGCGTCCCTTGCTTTACCCCGGCTACCACCAACTGCGCCGTATACAACCCGCTCCCACCATCACTCGCCTCACTTACCCCCCAACCCACCGGCCCCGACGTCCAAAAGTCCCCCTCCGGTAGCACCTCCCCCGATGGACCCTCTACATCCACCTGTACCCCCACCTCACTACTGGCAAAACAGTCCGACTCACTACTGCTCACACAACAGTTCAAGCTCGCGATAAACGGCCCATTTGCCGTAAAGCCCGACGGGTATATACCCCCATACGGACTCGCCGCGGAACTTTGCACCGGCACACCCCCCACTAACAAACTCGCATGGTTGATTACCCGCCCAGAGGCACACTCACCCTGCCAGATGACTGAGCCGCTGCTCCACTTCTCCCCGCCTATCTCCAGCCCCGACAGCGACAACACCGCACTATCCGGCGTCTCCTCGCACACCGCAAAGCTCCCCGTTAGACCCCATGACAGCGACGGCAAAAGCAGGGTTATCAGCAACGCCAGACCGGCTTTCATTCTTCACCCCTATGGAGTATCACCTCAATCACCTCCTTCGGTATCCCACTGCCCCCACTCGAAAGCAAACGGTACAAACTCTCCGCCGCCTTCACCCGCGCTAACCAGTCCGCCTGACGCACCTCCTCCCCCCACCGATTCATATACACCCGCTCCGCCTTCAGCGCATCCCGAAGCGCCATCAGTGCCTCCATCTGCGCCACCATCCCCAACTGCCTAAGACGCCTCTCCATCTGCTCCACCGTCTCCTGCGCCCGGTATACCACTAACTCCCTGTCGTCCATCCCTAGTCTCCTCAAAAATGAGATGCCTCTCACACCATCCCGCAAATGGGAGGGGGGAAGCAACGTTCTCTCACCCGCCGTTTTGAACCCCACCCCCCCTCTGCATTTTTTTTCAGCCGACGGGCCCATCTGAGTAGGACTACTCAGATGGGCAGTGCTGGCATGGCCTGCCGACCCCCTGATGGCCTGCCTGCGGCGGCTTGCTTCCGCCAAGAGTCTACCCTCAGGGGGGAGCGAAACGCTCCGAAGAAGCTGCGGCTCCGCGTTGCTTCGCCTTTCGTCTTGGACGCCAACGAGCGTCCAAGACAAGAGGGCATGCTGTACGATACCGTATAGCTATAGTATGCGCATGCGCGGACGTGCGATAGGGGTTTTAAAAAGACAGAGACAAAGCACGCGTAGCGTGCGCAGTCTCAAGGGTTTATTCTTGTCTTTTTTTTTGTCTTGTCTTTTCTTGTCCTCTGTACACGCAACTTCTCGCTTTGAGACATCATCTTGAGACATCTCTAAGTCTTTGTTTTCATTCTTCTTCTTCGTCTTTGTCTTCTCTTCTCTGATTTGATCAGACCCCCCTCAGAACACACACATAGCGCGCGCGCACATACTATAGCTATACAGAGTCTGTGGGCTCATAAAGCTCCAGTATTTGGAGTAACGCTGAGCATGTCGGCCTAAGCGTGAGACACGAAAGGCACGCGCAGCGGCGCCATTAGGGGATTTCGCCTTTAACCGCAAGCAGTTGAGCGAGATCGTAGCCTTTCTCACTGAGGGTGACAAGAAACGTTCGGTCATCGCGAGATCGTCTGGCCTTAGTGGCGAGGTGGTCGCGTACGAGCCCGTCCACCAGTTTATAAAAATAAGTCCGGTTGACGGCGGGGAGGTCATGTGCGAGTCGCTGATCTTCGAGCGTTTCTTGGAGAATCCTAAGCCGAATGCCGTAGCCTGAGGCGCGTTGATGCTGGTAGATAATCCCGAGCATCTGCTGGCGCGTCTCAGCATGTCCTTGGGGATTGATCCCTTCCTCATCGCTGGGAAAAAACCATCCGTGAGGTGCGTCGTGCTGGGCCTTGATCATCAACTCGTGCTCGGGCAAATCCCTTCCCGTGGTGGCGAACTTGGCGCCGCCGTGGTTATCCGTGGCACTGATGAGCCAGATACCGCTAGCCACAGCGGCAATCCCGGTGGTGCCGATAATGGCACGGGAGATATCCTCGATACCGGACTTGGCTTTGCCTTCATGCGTAAGAGCCAAGATGGCAATGCCCTGAGCCGTGCAGAGGTCATCGAGTTTGCGCATGTCCTCGTAATCAGCGAGATAGGGATTGATTTCCTTTGCATGCTGAGAAAGCAAGTTGGTCATCATGTCAACGACGATGAGACGTGGATTCTCCACGTCATGTATCCAGGCAAGGGCACGCTGAGTAAACCTTCCTGAGGCGAGTTTAGGAATTTGATCTTGAACATGGAGCTTATCGTTGTCAGCATATGCGGTGCCAATCATGCGGTCAAAGCGGTCAATATAGCTATTGATATTCATGTCGAGGGCAAGATAAAGCACATTTCCGGGATCCGTGCATGGATAGCTGCCTAAGAACGGACGAATACCGGCGACAGCTAAGGCCGCATCGAGAGCTAAAAACGATTTGCCGACCTTGGGACGACCCGCCAAGATAACCAGGCCTTGCTTGGGCAGTAACCCCTCGATCAAATCTTGGCTTGTATCGCTGCGCACGATATCGCTCCTCCCCTTGTGCGTGGCGCGGGCGGCAGTGGCGGCATAGGCCGCTTGCAGAACCATCGTGTAAAGCTTGGCGAGATCGGCAGGGCGGCGCCTGGGATCGCTGGCGTGAAGGGCTTCACAGAGGGCCATCCACAAGGCTTCATCTTGGGCATAAGAAGCCAGGGCATGTTGCCCCCACATCATCAACTCCGAAACCTTGGGCTTGACCGTATGAATCCACTGCTGGACGCCGCCAATATCCATCCCTGCGGGCATGCCTTCGATCATCGTCTGGCGCGCTTGTGCGTTGTACGCGGCCGCTGCCCCGGGCTGCTCTGCTGGCGCTGCCTCATACCCTTTGGGAGCAGGGCCTTGTCCCCCTTTGTAGCTCGGATCGAGTTCGGGGATGAGCTGCCAAAAACGGCGCTCGGTATCCCCATCGGCAAAGTCGCCGTGGTCGTCGCCGGTCGTAAACGTGCTGCGCATGAGATGTGGCGTGCGTGAGCGTCCTGGCGTCTGCCCATCATCCCCCTGGTACACCTTCACCCACTTGTATGCCGTTAACACCAGGCGTTCGTACACCTTCCGTTTGCCAGGGTTATCCCGCATATGCTTCAGGCC